CCACCGCTTGTGGTGTAGTCAAACCTTCCTCCACTCGGTACATTCATTTCAAAGATACCATTTTGGTATATAGATACAGGGGCGCAAACATCAAATAGATGCGCACCAAAATCATACTCTCTATACGGAATAGCGCATAAATCTCTAAGGTCTGCAACTTGTAAAGTTAAGTTCATCACCCAGCCGCAAACAACATCCGTAGAGGCTTCACGAAAATAATTTATTTGAGCATCTCCGATTATAGTACTCCATCTGCTCCATCGCTTAGACTGTATTGTGTTGTGAATGTCGTTGATTATTTGAAGCGTATCGCTCCTTACATCATTTTCGTTTATTCTGTCCGTATATATTTTATCCGCAATAGTTATTTCTAAATCTAAATTTATATAATTATTTTCTCCCTTACCTTTCCTCGTCTGCTTTATGTTTACAATCAATACGGTGCTTGTTATTATATTCTCATTAAAAGCATCATAAAAATATCCCCAGTAAAAATCATTTATTTGCTTATGCTCTTTTGCAATTACTTCAAATTCTGATTTTATCTGATTTAAAGTTCTTACCATATACCTCCTTTAATAAACAATATTTTATTTGATGAATTATTTTTTTTATCGTTTGGCTTCACTTCTATTGGATTGCACTCTAAATATTCAGGCAGTTTTTTAAATATTAAAAAATCAATTAATTTATTTCTGTAAAAAATAGCATCACGTAAAACATATTCCTGTAAATTCTTTCTTTCTTTAATTTCAGCTATACGTAAGTTTGCGTCTACATTAGTGCCTACGCCTGCTGCCTTCATGTTATTATTTAAGTGCATTATTGCCCTTTCCTCGCAATATGGTATCATGCAAGGTATGATATAGTCGTTAATCAACTCTAAATAATCTGATTGTATAGGTGTATTGTGATCAATTAACTCTTTTATGTCGTTTAAAATCCTCTTATATAATACACCCCCCAATATAGGTTGTATCTCTGTTTCCTGCACTCGATAGATAACATGAGATAAATCAATATCATTTATATTTCTATGTAAAAAACCTCTGTCCTTTAAATCTTTCGGTTGAATTATATATATCAATCTCTCTGCCATAATTTTATTTTTTTCTTGCCACAACATTCTGCATCCATATATGCCTACAAAACGGTGTGTTTGTTTTTGTTTGTGGATTGCTATACCAACCCCCTCTATACCTCCACGCATCAAACTGATTTGTTTCATTTCCCAAACTAGATGATATAGCGTCTATTTCTTCTCTAGTATATAATTTATCTAGCGAAATCAAAGCCTTACAAAAAGGTCTGCTTTCACCCTTCAATTTTGGAGCATCAGGTCTTAGCTCATAGCTGTATCTTATCTCAAACTCATCAATACTTGCCGGAGAACTTTCTAAATATTTTATTGCATTTGCTGCCACACTGCCATCAACATTTATTAATTTTTTTTCAGATAAATAAGTGTATTCAGCTATTACATCAGAAACTTTTATTTGTAAAGCCCTCGCAATACTTGGCGCATCGTTTCCGTCTTTTATTAATTTTAAAATATTTTTTTGAGTTTCTGTAAGAGCAATGCTAAAAAATATATTCTCTTTTTTTAGGTTTTCAAATATTTCTGACTCAGATTTATTAAACCATTGCTCATCTGCATCGTCAGGAACTGGCATGCTCTTTGAAAAAACAAAATTATTCCTCTTTAATCCAACTTTTTCAAATGCCTTTAAAACAGGGTCTTTTGCAGAGAAATTATTTTTTTCTACTTCATTTACATCCTCTTTTTTAGGAATAATAAAATCAACCTCATTCAATTTAAAACTGATATTTTCTCCATAAATTTTCTTCAAAAACCAATTAAATAATTTATTTATCTTATCTTGCCTTGATTTTACATAAACATTTTTAAATATGCTAAATCCTATCTCCATCTCCTGCATATCACCTAGCTTACCTTGTGTACGTAATCCAAATAAACTAGGTGAATTTACCACATGCCCCCTCATTATACTTTCAACAACGTGGACTTCAGTTTGCATATAGCGCTTATCCAAATCATTTCCGTTCAGCGTAAGTATCTCTGGTCGTTCTGTGCCGCCTTCACCAAATAAAACCGCAACGCTATTTGCAGCTTCTCTGTCTGTAGCACCCATCTTTATCTCATTAACAAGCTCAAGCCTCTCTCTATCGTCTCCGGGACGTGTAGGCAAATAAATGATTGTACCCGTTTTAAACTCATTCATTATTCCGTGAAGATGATAAGATTTTATTTCTATCTCTGTCATTATACTTTCTATGCATGAGGCATAAACAGGCGAAGGGTAAATATTACCTAACTTATTTTTGTCAGTTTTCTTTTTTGTTTCTGAATGGTAAAAAAGAAATTCACCCACTCTGTTCGATGGGTCGAAATTGTGATATATTTTAAATTCATTCTCTTTTGTCCAATCTTCTGTATAAAAGAACAGTGTCTTATCAGCATTCGTTCTTACGTTATCAAAGTCAATATGTGATATGTACTTTAAATTTCCAGTAAGTAAATCCCAAACTCCACGAAAACAAAATCCATTATATTTTTCATAATCCAAAACGCAATCCTTGACAACTTCCTCAAAACTATCATTATCAATGCCATTTTCTAATATTGACTTTAAAATATTTTCATCTCTATATTGTATATCAATTCCAGCCCCTGATATGTAGTATGATTTACCTATAATAATTCCTGAATGCGTTGGAGATTTTTCTATCAATGTATTCAAAAACATGGGATAATCATTGTTCTTGCCCCATTTAACATATCCACCAGAAACCAATGCCTCTGTTGGTTGTGGGGTCTTTTTTGTTTTTCTCCAATCAACGAATGTATATTTATTTACTAGTCTATTTTTCATCAGCTATTATTATTTACATAATTATTTTTATTAGGAAAATTATAAAAATAATTATTTATATCGCTATCTTCAATTACCCTAGCTTTTCCAACCTCAACCAAATTTTCATCACTATCAAAAACCGAGTATTGATAATCCCCTAACAAATCTAAATCAACATCAACACCCTCCGTAAAGACAAACAAGCTATACCTGTTCTTGTGCATTGATGTGTCCGTTACCATTATCTCTTTTCTTTTTCTTTCGACCTCGTGGCTTAAAACTAACTTGTAAGTGTCCGATGTCGTTTGGTTCAGCTCCTTCGCTGTTATAACTATCTCGTTCGCTTGCCCCTTTATGATTATTAGCATCCTCTTTTGTTTTATCAAATTTAAAAATAATTTCTTTGTTTTCTTTATTATTTTCTAAAAACAATTTAAGTTCTTTTACGTAAATTTTTTCCATATTTTTTTTATAAAAAAGGGCGGGCTACTAACCCACCCTTAAATTTTTATGCTAAATCAAAAATCAACTTGTCATTACTTGCAACGAGGCATATATACTGTTACTAACAACAGGCGCATGTTCAGGACGCATCACACTAGATACAACAGTTACTCCGTTCCTATCTGCTTTCGCTGTGCCTGATGAATGCACTGTGCTATCAACCAAATGTCCTTTCGGCATACCCGTAACAACATTTTTTCCATCGCTGTATTTTACCACCGCAAAAAATCTTCCTTTCGTTAACGTGTTTATCGTGTTGCGAATGTCTTTACCAAATGAATTGATAACCATATTTAGTTGCTGCGTTACGACATACGTTCCGTTCTCTCTGCTACCTGCACCGTTCTCATTATAAAACGATGTGCCTTCTTCTAATTCATATTTATAAGCTACCTTGCCTGGCGCTAAAGTAAACGCAGTCACCTCTCCGTTTGTAACGGTGTATGTAGCTACATCTTCTATGTTGCCAATCAGTACTTCGTCTATTCCACCGAAGCCGTCTCTGCATCCTAAAGGTATTCCTGATGTTATCTCACAACTCATATTTTTTGTTTTTTAAAAATTAAACTAAGAAGCAGCAGGAATAAACAATCCGCAATGCTCATTGAATCTAAATGTAGTTCCTATTCTAAATTGTAAACGCAACCACAATGACTGCTCTTTTTTGTCATAATCAGAATCAATAGTGGTCATGTCTGAGGCTAAATCAGTACCAAGTATATACTCACCGTTTCCACCAAATAAACCTGCGGCTATGTAGTCAGTACCATTCAATCCGGGAGCGTACCAAACTTTATGAAAAGTTCCGGGAATTTCTATTGCATTCATTTTCTTTTGCCCATCAACAAGCTCCTCAGTGATGTATGTTGAACCAGTAGCACCGTATTGTGTAAGCAGGTTCATCTGCAACTTGCGCATTGTCTCATATCCAGCCATAAATGCAAATCTCTCATCAGACGCAAGAGTATGAGGTATAGCCATTTCGGCATTTAAAAATGCTGTAATAGCATTAGATGCAGTAATTCCGGTCAAAGCACCTGTGTTCAATGCGATAACTCCATTTCCAATTCCTGCAGTAAGTTGCTTAATCAAACCGTCAATTTTATTTAAGTTAGCATTCATGCTTAACTTGTCTCCCATCCACAAAAGACTATCCATTTTTAAGGCATTCTTAGCCAATATATCATCCATTATAACACTAGCATAAGGAAGTTCTTCTAGTTCAGCATTCGTTCCTGCACGAAGGTCGTAGCGAGGAAAGAAGTTTATCAAATCTTTGTTGCAAAATTCAAACTCAACTTTTATTGGTGCAACTTCAATTTCTTTTTGAGCGAAAACAACTTCTCCGGTCGGATTAAATCCACAATCCGCTGCTGATTGATAATTCACATCAGTGTCTAAATCAGGAAGCAATTCTTTATGTTTTATCCCGTCTATTGTTCTAAGCATTCTCGCTGTGCGTGCCTCACCAACAAGTCTTGTTGCAAGGTTATCTGAATTTTCCCTTATATATTCATTTAAGTTGCCTGTGTCCCAGCTAAACTTTTCGCTTACTTTTATCTTTGCCATTTTAAAATAATTTTTTCGTTTTATTATTTACTTCTGTTTTTTGAAAGCTAAATTTTTCTCCTTTCTCAAGGTGTTTTGATATAGCTTCAAATTTTTCTTTTTGCGAATTTTCTATTGCATGAATTTTATCATTGATTGATTTTAATTCGTGCGCAAATCTTTTTACTAAATCCTCAAAGGCAGCAGAAAAATCTTCGTTTTTAGATTGCTTAGATGCTTCAATAAGCTCAACTAATTTTCCATCCGCATCTACTACTATTGATTTACCCTGCATATCTCCACCTAACTCATAAGTCCCCTCAGGCAAAGCAGACTCAATTTCGTTTCCATCTGCATCAACACCTTTTACTCTTAATGAAACTCCAGCCACTAACTCGCCTTCGTAAGTAACCTCTGTGCCATCGGCTAACATAATAGAAGCGAATTTTTCTGAAATAGAAAGTATTTGCTCGAATATCTCTAAGAATTTATTTGCTCTTTGTTTACTCATATTTTTTTTATTAATTAAACTAAACTCAAACTCAAACTAATAAGTAAATTCATAGTAATTTTTTTAAATCACTTGCAATTTTTTTTAAATCATTACTTTTTTTTATCTTTAAGGGTGTTTTGTAAAACACGCCCTCAATTGAAAATCCATTAAACTCTCCTTTTTTTATTTTATTAAATATTTCCTCATCTTCTATTTTATAGCTTACCATGATGCTGCCGTCTTCTATGTCTTGTCTTTCCAACTGCTTAGGCACTCCCTTGCCGTTTTCTCTGTCAACTATCCATGCCTCTACTTCATAAATGCCTTTTATAAATCTATCCGAGTGTTCTATATTTACCATATTTGTCGCCCCATTCTTTTTCATATTTAAAAAAATACGCTCCGCTGCTTTAGGTGTAAAAACAACATAATGCTCGCCTATCTCTTTATCGTGTCTATATATAGGCTTGTTCACGTTTATCATTACGCCCGTTATCATTTTCTTTTCGTTATTAAAAAAATATTCGTGCGTTTTTGAGAATGCGTAAAATGATTTTTGGTGAGCAGGAAACTCAACTAATGAATTTGAACTAACAAATGTATCTTTGTCGTTTTCGTCAATATCAATTAAAAAAATTTTTTTCATA